ATTTATATTTTTCCGAAAACAAAAATCTTATTGATAATGTTAGCGGTGAGAATTTAATCAATTTTACCCGCGCCAGTTCGGGCACGTATGTCGGCAGCGACGGGCTGATTAAAACGGCGACGACGAATTATTTGTTGTGGAGTGAGGAGTTTGATGATGTAAGTTGGTTTGTGGTAAATAGCATTATTGATCCGAATACCGAAATTACGCCCAATGGCGCACTGACGGCAGACAAGCAGACGCATACTGGCGGTGGTCCTCGCATTTCAAGATTTTCAGCGGCAACTGTTGCAGCAAGCTCTGTTTTTACTTTCAGCTTTTACGCAAAAGCTGGTACATCTTCTTTTGCTGCATGTTCGCTGTACGACGGCACAACAAGCGGCAAGCGTTTTTGGTTTAATCTTTCAAGCGGAACGCCAGGGAGTATTACAAACATCGGAGCAGGTTATCCTGCTGCCACTTCACAAATGCAAAGCATTGGTAACGGGTGGTATCGCTGCATTGCTGTTATTACAAATGGAACAAATACAACAGTCACCATTGATGGCATCGCTGTCTGTCTCGACACGGATGGTATCTTGACGCCTTCAGTGTCTGGGCTGTACGGCTACATCTGGGGAGCCCAACTAGAGCAGTCCTCCACCGTCGGCGAATACATCCCGACCACCAGCACGATCAACAGCGCACCACGGTTTGATCATGACCCAACGACGGGTGAGAGCCTTGGGTTGTTGGTGGAGGAACAAAGAGTTAATAACGTATTGCAATCTGAAGCATTATCAACGTCGCCTTGGGGAATTCAGAGCAGCCCAACAATCACACCAAACAACACCATTTCCCCTAGCGGTGATTCAACGGCTGATTTAGTTGCGGGCGACGGAGTTCAAGTGTTTTCTGGAGTACAGCAAGTGCTTTCGTCACTTGTAATTGGAAACACTTACGTGGTTTCCTCGTTCATCAAACCAAATAATGCAACTTTAACAAGACTTGGCCTTTACAATCCAGCCACCCCAGAATGGAACTTTTACGTAGACACAAGCTGGTCCTCAGGCGTGCCGTCAACAAGTAGCACGTTTGGCAGCCCAACCAACATCCAGTATCAAAATTATGGGAACGGTTGGTATAGATGCTCGTTTGTGGGAACTGTTGACACAACAACTCCGCGGATTATTTTCCAGCCCGATAGATTGAATGTCGGCGCTTCTTCATGGGTTTGGGGAGTGTCTGTTGAATCGGGTAATGCTGGGGCATCTGCGTTATTTCCAACCTCCTACATCCCCACCGAAGGCACAGCGTTGACCCGCAGTGCTGATTTGGCAGAGATTGCTGGAAATAACTTTGGCGATGCCAATTTGCTAAAGTATAGTGAGGAGTTTGATAATGCAAGCGCATTTAATGTGAATGTCACACCAAATGTTACTGTATCGCCTGACGGAAAATTAACAGCAGATGCTGTAGATGGAGGAGATACTACTAACAATCTTAAATACATTTACAGTCAATATACTACACCATCTACAGGTGTATATACTTATTCTGTATATCTTAAGTACAAAGACAGACAAACAATTGTTATCCGCACTAATGACAATACGGATGCAAACGGTGTCCGACAATCTGTTGATTTACTAAACGGGACACTCGTAGGGTCACCGATTCTTCAAGGAACAGCATCTAATGCTGATTCAAGTATTGTCGATGTAGGAAACAATTGGTACAGAGTTAGCGTTACTTGCAGATACAACTCTGCACTAAGTCAGTTACAAGGATCTTGTTTTCTTTTATTTGGCAACACAACAGACACAAACGGATTTTACATCTGGGGTGCCCAACTAGAAAAATCATCTACTGTCGGTCCATATGTCAAATCTAAAGTCACTTGGAACAGTCGTTTATCAAATGCAACGTACTACGATGCGACGGGCACGCTGAAGAAGAGCAGTTATAACTTACTGACGTATAGCGAAGACTTTACGAATACTATCTGGACAAACATTTCTACAGTAACTATTACATCTAGCACTGGTGTAGATGATCCAAAAGGTACTAACACTGCTGCAACAATTACTAACGTTAGTGGACCAAATCTTCATAGAGTAATCATTGGCACGGCGGGTATTCCTTACACTTATTCTATTTGGATCCGCAGACGCAGCGGAACTGGTCCTATTTATTTATCGGTAGGAGATAATGGTTTAATACCAGTAACTGTTACAGACACGTGGACCAGAATAAGTGAAACAAGTACACCATCTACCTCTACAGTTAGAGCGTATGTTTTAGTCGGAACAACAGGTAATTCTATTGATGTTTGGGGCGCCCAGCTAGAAACCGGCACCTACGCCGGAGATTACGTTAAGACCGAAGCATCGGCCGTTTCAAGCGCACGAACCAATGCCTACCTCCCTGATGGCAGTGGTAACTTCGTCAGTGCTGGAGAGCTATTGCTGGAAGATGTAGGGACAAATCTGATACCGAGTAGTGAGGAGTTTGAGACTTCTTGGAACACACTTAATTCTGTAACGGTAGATCCAAATACAGAGATAGCACCAAATGGAACACTTACAGCAGATAAAATAATAGAGAATACTACTACCTCAGGAAAACCTATTGTTGATCAAGTTTCTTATGTTTCTGGCGCTACATATACAGCTAGTATTTACCTCAAACCTGCAGAAAGACCAACACTTTTACTACATGTTAGAGATAGTTCATATGGGATTAGATTTGGAGGATTTTTTAATACAACCACAGGTGTATTTACTCCAGAAAATACTGGTGGTGCTGTACTAGATGATTATTCATTTATACCTGTTAAGAATGGTTGGTACAGGTGTTCCATTACTGGAAGATTGGGCGCTGTAACAAGTGGTCTTGTCACTTGTTACATTTGCGATGGATCTAATTCTCTAACTTACCAAGGAGATGGAGCCTCCGGATTTTATCTCTGGGGCGCCCAACTAGAAGAAGGATCCTTCCCAACCTCATACATCCCAACATTTGGATCAGAAGTAACACGTTCTGCTGATGTAAGTACCAGCACTAGCGGGTTTCTTGGCAATAGTTGGTATAACGATAGTGAGGGTACGATGTTTTCTAGTTTTGTCAATGGAGTATCAACGATCAATAAGTACCCTTATAGTATTGATGATGGAAGTACTAATAACAGATTTAATCAATTTGTTTCAGCAGGAGCTGTTGTTAATTCAAGGATCGTTACGTCGTCAGTTTCATATAGCCCATCTACGCTAGATCTTTCAGGAACTGGTCCAGCAAAAATTGCTCTTGCAGCAGAAGCTTTACCTGGAGGTGCTATAGGAGCTATTGAAGGTTCTCTTACGGTTGCAACAAGTCCACCAAGTATGCCTATAGTCAATCAGTTGTTTTATTGGCTCGTTTAGAAGTTTGGAATTTCTAAACGGTCACATCTCTCGCCTCACCTATTGGCAAATCCGCCTTCCCAACGACATCCTCCAAACCATCACCCAGTAACATCACCATACCCCCCCCACTACCATGACTGACCCAATGATTGACGAAATCCTCACACCCCCCACCCCAACCATGTTCCTCTTCCCCGATGAAGCAGCATGGATTAATGCAGCACGTGCTGCAGGTTTCATGACCACTGATGAAGAAGGTGCTGAACGCCTTGCTACCTTCACCAAAGACCGTGCTATTGACGTGATCGGCACTATCACCAGGGGCGGCGAATGGGATGACGAAGGAAATGTCATCACCCCTCCCACCGTCCTAGATGGATATCACATAAACTATCAAGGCAAACTACCCGAGGGATGGGAGCAGTATGCGGTTTACCCAAAAACTCCAGTAAGATCTTGGTTTTAAAGGTATATAAATAATCAAGTCATATTATTTTATATAACGACATGGAAACTGAGGCACTCAAGAAAAACTTTGAAGAGCAACTTGCTCAAGCAGATAAGCAAATTGCAGAACTAGAAGCAAATCTGGTCAAAGCAAAAGAATATAAACTGAAACTGCAAGGTGGTCTAGAAACTCTCACTCTCCTAGAGAAAGGTGAGGAAGGAGCAGAAGAAGAAACCGCAGCAGAATAAGTCCCAGATCCCTTCTTCCTAAATAGGATAGAAGGGATTTTTGTGTGTAATGGCATCTCCAAATTCAAGAGCTGATCTCATCACATATTGTAAGAGGCAGCTTGGTGAGCCTGTCCTCCAGATTAATATTGATGACGAACAGGTAAACAACGTTATTGATGATACTATTCAGTTCTTCCAAGAGAACTGCTATAACGGTATGGAGAGATGTTATTTGTTTCATGAGATTAGTGCTGAGGATAAGACCAGATTTGATAGTAGTGTAACAACTTCTAGTGGCACAACTGACTGGAAAGAGACAACAAATTATATTCCAATTCCAGATCATGTAGTTGGTATCACAAAAGTATTTGGTCTTGTTAGCAATTCAATCCGTTCCAATCTTTTTGGTGTTGAGTATCAACTCTATCTAAATGACCTCTACGCATTTGGATCTCTCGACATTCTCAACTATTACATGAATAAGCAATATCTAGAAACTCTAGATATGGTTCTGAATAATGGGTCATTCCAGCAATTTAGATATACCATGCGTCGTGATCGTTTATATCTTGATATTGATAAGGATTTTCTAAATGAAGGAACAAACTTATTAATTGAGGCTCATAGACTTATTGATCCTAATGATGCTACAGAAATGTATAATGATATGTTTGTGAAGAGATATGCTACTTCTCTCATGAAGAAGCAGTGGGGCATGAATCTTATCAAATATAATAACGTTCAATTGCCTGGTGGTATTACACTCAACGGCAGGCAGATTTACGAAGATGCTATCAAAGAAATTGAAAAGATAGAAGGTGAAGTTCTGAGTAAGTATGCAATTCCACCTATGGATTTTATTGGATAAAGAAATATGCCTACTAGTCCCTATTTTCCAACTTACTATCAGGGAGATTCTGGAGAGCAAAATCTCTACCAGGATCTTGTTGATGAACAAATAAAGTTATTTGGTACTGACATTTACTACATGCCAAGAACTATTTTGAGAGATAATACTCTTGATGATATTATCTATTCAAAATATCAGAGTCAGTTTCAGATTGAAATGTTACTAAGTAATGTGGAGGGTTTTGGAGATAGTTCAGAATTTATTAGTAAATTTGGATTGAGAATTACTGACGAAGTAAAGTTTAGAGTATCTACTAGAAGATGGGATGAGGCAGCAGCACCATATAATTTGACTGTAAACGGCAGACCAAATGAAGGAGACTTGCTTTATTTCCCACTAACTCAAGATTTATATGAAATCAAATTTGTAGAAAGAGAAAGTCCTTTCTATCAGTTTGGTAAGATTCAATTCTATACTATGACAGCAGAAATCTACGAACTAGGGAGCGATGACATTTCAACTGGTGTTGCCGAGATTGACGAAATTGAAACCTTATTTAGCAGTGCTATCGCTCTTACTCTTTCTGTGGGCGGGACTGGAAGCTATACAGTTGGGGAGACAGTTACGGGGACGACAACGGGCATTACCGCAGAAGTCAAGTCTTGGGACGAAACGACACGCATCCTCCAAGTCATCAACAGAACAGGAACTTTTGCTACTGGGGAAGCAATAACTGGTAATGATAATGGTGCTGTCTGGGTTGTTGGTACATTTGACACTCTAAATAATACCAACAGCGAATACGATCAGAATAGAGAAATTGAGGATTTTGCTGATAATATTATTGATTGGACTGAAGGAAATCCATTTGGCGAGTTTGGAAATTATACAGGTAGTATCTAATGTTAGGTTCACATTTTTATAACGAGATCACAAGAAAAAATATTATTGCATTTGGTACTCTCTTCAATAATATTTCACTAAAGAAGAAAGATCCTCAATCTGGAGATGTTCTAGAAGAGGAAAAAGTTCCTTTGGCATATGGTCCAAAGCAAAAGTTTCTTACTAGACTGGAACAGAATCCAGATGTTGGCAGAAAAGTTGCAATTACTTTGCCTCGTTTATACTTTGAGATGACAGGAATTGATTACGATCCTACCCGTAAAACATCACCGATTCAAAAATACAAAGCAATCGTTGATGATAATGGTAATGAAGTCAAGGTTCAATATGTTCCTGTTCCTTATAATATGAGTTTTGAACTTGGTATTATTGGAAAGTCACAAGATGACGCTCTTCAAATCATAGAGCAGATTCTACCATATTTCCAACCATCATTCTCTATTACCATCAACATGATTCCAGACATGGATGAAAAGAGAGATGTTGCTATTGTATTGAATAACATTAGCTACGATGATCAGTGGGACGATAGTTTTTTACAAAGAAGATATATTGTATATACCCTAAACTTTACTGCGAAGACTTATTTCTATGGACCTTACAGTCAATCAGATATCATCAGAAAGGCGACTATCTACGAAACAATTGGAGATCTTAGCGTTAATAGAAGAACAATCGAACGAACATATACACCCAAAGCAGTTACTGATATCGATGGTGACGGAGATATTGATGCGCAAGATGATGCCTTACTGACTGCAGATGATGATTTTGGATTTAATGAAGGGATTGAATACTTATGAGTCTAGAAGAGAATATGGAAGAAATTTTGAACATTAGTGCTGAGGTTGTAGAAGAACCAAAGTCTATCAAAAAAGAACGTGAATCCGACAAAGACGATCGTACAAAAGATTATGAATATACCAGAGGTGAATTATACAGCCTCATAGATCATGGTCAGGAGGCGGTCAGAGGCGCCTTAGAGGTCGCTCAGGAGTCAGGGCACCCCAGAGCATATGAAGTTGCTGTAGCGGCGATGAAGCACGTTGCAGACATGACTGAGAAACTACAAGATCTACATAAGAAAATGAAAGATCTTGACACAGAACAAAAGAAAGGTCCCACTTCAGTTACTAACAACGCTATGTTTGTTGGTAGCACTACTGAGTTACAGAAGATGCTGAAAGAGATGGGTGGTGGCAAACGATAAATAGTAAAAAAGCAGATCCATGTATATCAAACCCTTAGCACCAAAAGAAGAGATTCCTGTATTAGGATCTGACATTTCTTCTGCTTCCCTGATTTCCGTTTTAAATAATTCTGGAGCTCCTTGTCAGATTAGAATTGATAATGGAGAACTGATTGCTAATCAACCAGTAGTTGCTTTAGCAACTGGGGAAAGGGTTTCTATTGCAAAAGATCCTGGTGATACTATCTACGCAGAAGATTTGACAGGAACTTCTGTTACTGATGTATTTGCAACTAAAATCGCATACGGAAACTAATGGCACAGTGGAACAAGCAGGACCAAGCATATAGGGTTCAGGACACAACAAACTTTGAAGTAGTGATGCTTGCCGATCAAAACGGCAACCCACTCAATAGTTATGGATCTGCTGCCAATATTCCTATTGCTGCTGGCGATCTTGCAGGATATCAGCATATCAATAAGTTTGGATACGCCGATGATATTGCTGCGCAAGGCGGTGCATTCATAAGCATCTGGGATGGTGGCACTTCATACTCTTATGCATCTACAGCAACTATTGCTACCGTAACTTCTTCATCAGGAACTGACGCTGGTGCTGTAATTAGAGTTTATGGTTTGGATGAGAACTATAACGATGTAACTGAAGATATAACAATTGGTGGTGCTGCTGGTCAGCAATTATTCCTCAGAGTTTTTAGAGCATACGTTCATATTCCAGCAGCAGGTCAAGATACCAACGTTGGTGACATTAGTATCAGTATTGATGGTGCTGCCAGAGCAATTATTCAAGCTGGTGCTGGACAAACATTGATGGCAATATATACTGTCCCAGCAGGAAAGACTGCTTATTTGTTGAAGGTTACTTGTAGTGTTGATAAGCAAACTGGAGCACTATTCAGACTTCGTATCAAAAACTTCGGCAATGGTTTCCAAACAAAAGGACAGTTTGGAACATTTGGTACTTATATCACACTGGAATATCCAGTGCCTCTCAAATTTACCGAAAAAACTGATATTGAAATTCTCGGCAGTGCTGGCAATACTTGTGGTGGTGGCGCTACTTTTGATTTGATACTCGTAGATAACTAAATAAAAAGGTAAACCCTCAGCGTTTATCATGAGAGCATATAAAGAGATCAAGCATCTCGCTGAAGAAGCAAAGAAGAAAGAACAGGAAGAGAAAAAGTTCTGCAAACTCTGCCAGAAACCAGAGACTAGAGATGAGTGCTCTTATGGCGGTAAAGCATGGGATCGTTTCGCTGTCCCAGTTAGATCCGTAAAACGTGAGGAAACGGAGCTAGAAGAAGGTGCTGCCTGGACCAGAAAATCAGGGCAGAACAAAGAAGGTGGACTTAATGAGAAAGGAAGGAAGTCTTACGAGAGAGCAAATCCTGGATCTGACCTTAAAGCACCAAGCAAGAAGGTTGGAAATCCCCGTAGGGCATCCTTTTGTGCTAGAATGAAAGGAATGAAAAAGAAATTAACTTCTAAGAAAACTGCCAAAGACCCAGATAGTCGTATTAATAAATCATTACGTGCATGGAATTGCTAAAATAACTGAGTATAATTACTAGTGAGTTCTATTTACTATGATGAGACTAAACTCAACCGATATAAACCGACTCATTCGTGCATGTAAAATGTACCAGGAGACTACTGGTTCTGATTACATGTATGATGAATATGAGCGTTTGATGACTAAACTTAGATACTACGAAGAAGAAAATTGCTTAGATGACTAGATAGAGTAGTTGTAAATACCTAATGAAAATTTTCTTTACTTTACTCACAACTCTTTTCTTCGCTCTCCCTGCTTGGGCAGTTGATGTTCAGATGGGTTATAACGGGGGGTTGGTATTTGAACCTGCTGAGGTAACGATTGCTGCAGGAGAATCTGTGCATTTTATTAACAATATGCTACCTCCACATAACGTGATTGTTGAGGATCATCCAGAACTATCACACGAAGGTCTTGCTATGTTGCCAGGTGAAAACTTTGATCTTGCATTTCCAGAGGCAGGAGACTATACTTATTGGTGTGCCCCTCATAAAGCTGCGGGCATGATTGGTACTATTCATGTAAACTAATGCATCACCTTGAACATATGATTATCTGCTGTATCGTTGGCGTAGGCGCTGGCGCCCTGGTTGTCTGGGGTTACAATAAAATTAAAGATTCAAAAAACCACAATCCATAATGGAACATTTATTAGGTTGGGCACTTGCTATTTTAGCGGTGCCTTTTATTTTAGCTACAATTTACTTTGGTTCTAGAAAAGGTGGATACTATGACACCGATATGTACAAAGGAAATGGAACCGCTCACTAAGATGCGGTATCATTTTGCACTATCAGCATTTTCTAGAATGTATGGGGTGTCAGGTATAACACAAGAGATGTCCGACTTATGTTTTAGTTGGGCACTTGGAGAAGAAGTGGCACCATTAGATTGTTTGAATCATGTAGATCGTTACTTTAGAAAAAAATGGGACACTTTGCACGCTGGGTATTGAATAATCCATTCACACTTGGAACTCTATGTTTTCTTCTAGTGTTCGTTCCTATCATAGGAATATGGGCAATTCATAAATATGGGTGGCAACATTGGGAACCATTTATCCGTGAACCTCATTCTTCGCCCCCTAAATGATATTAATGATCCTACTTGGAGTGTAATTATTTCCCTCGCCATACTTTTGGTGGGGGTTTTATATTATATCATATACATAATGAGAATGTCATTCAAGGAAATAAACGATGGGCGCTATGACACCACCGAGCAGGAAGAGCTGCTACAACTTCAGAGTAGTGGAGATCACGAAAGTTCTGGACGGAGACACGATTGATGTGGTTATCGATCTGGGATTTGATCTCTATAAAAAAGAAAGAGTTAGAGTCGCTGGCGTTGATACTCCAGAGAAACGCACGAAAGATGAAGAAGAAAAAGAACTTGGATATGACGCAACCAATTGGCTCAAGGAGAAACTTGAAGGTGCGATACATGGCGATGATGAACTTATTGTTAGGACTGAACTTGTTGGCGGTGTCGGCAAGTACGGTCGTCTTCTTGGGTGGTTATATATTGGAGACGCAGAAGTGTCACTCAACGAAATGATGATTGAAGAAGGATTTGCATGGTCATATGATGGCGGTACTAAGCAAAAGAATTTTGAAGAGCTCAGAGAAATCAGAAGAGCACACGGAACTCTTGTAGAGTAATCAATATATTATAGGTGTGTAAAGTTATACTTATAAAATCGTAGCCTATTGTAACACTATTTTTTGCTACATAGCTTATAATCTGTGTAGCAGA